ATGATGAAGGGCTTTACCTTGTCTGTGTTGGTTCGGCCTACCCAGAAGCGATCCACATCGAAGCCAGCGTCTACTATGTCACCGTCGTTGTAGAGACCGAATCCCCCGATCAAACCATTTACATCAACCTTGGCGCTGTACATGGCACCGAAGCCAGGGAGATCCTCCTCGTTAGCAACCGGAGTGATGAACATGGCATCGACCCACACACCACCATTTCCACCCGAGGTATCGCCCCAGACGCCAATGTAGTGATCACGCTGGCCACTCAGATGTGGTACGTCGTAGAGGAAGCTGTACTGCTCCCAGGTAGTGGTGGGATTGAACCGGTGCCATCCACTGTTGCCATCGGCATTGGTTGAGTAGGCCACAGCGAACTCATTGCTGGCTGTGGTCACCAGTCGCTTCGCACGGAAGCTGACCCGAATCCTGCGCCCTGAGTAGAGGATGTTTCTGGCTGCAGGGATCGCGGCGTACACCGCCCCTGTGGTTCCACTGGCGGTAGGAGACGCTCCTCCTCCGCGTACCAGGGCTGCTTGCTCACCACCCCATACCTCAGTCGTCTCAGGCGTGATGGACCCTGCCTGAGCTACCCAGCTATCGAACTCTTCGCCTGCTTCAAAGGAGTTGGCCCAAGTACCCGCACTCTTCAGCTGCGTCTCCATGCGCTGCTGAACGCTGGCAATGTCGTCGTTCACCTCGGACTGCACCGTGGTCAGCTGCAAGGCCATGGCCTCGTCAGCATCCACTCGGGCCTGCTGCTCGGTCTGGATAGCCGCAGAGAGCTGGCTTACCTCAGTGTCCATCGTTGTCTGGATCGTGTTCACAGTGCCCACGAAAGCCTCGTCAGCACTGGTACGCGCCAGGATCTCTTCCTGCACCATGGCTCGGGTGTTGTCGCTGTAGGCCACCAGCTCCTCGATGGAAGCGGCCAGGGCATCGTCGGTGGATGCCTGATCCAGCAAGGCCTGATCGATCTCGAGCTTGTTGGTACTGATCTTTCCCACCTCAGTCTTCAATGACTGAGCCAGGTGCCCTTGATCAATGGAAGCCGTCAGGCCAGCAATCACATCAGCAATCGGAGGATTGGCCACAGCCGACACCGGCCCGATCATTCCCCCTTCGGTGCCGTTGATCGAGACGAACTGGATCCAGTAGAAGTACTCGACGTTCCGGGTACCCTCGATCTTGTCGTAGAAGAAGTTCCCATTGACGATCGTGTGAAGCACGGGGTATTCATCCGTGCCACTAAGGCTGCGATACAGTCGTGTGTGGGCCACCGCATGTGGGTTGCTATCTGGGTAGCTCCACCAGACGTCGATGCCCCCGAAGGCAGCCTTCGCTGACAGGACAGAATTGAAACTCGGATCACCAGGCTTGGGGAGATTTCCCCAAGTCCCGGTGCCGCAATAGCTGGACGATGCCATACTCGTCTCCCCTTAATGCAATAATGCAGCAATTCTACACACCAACCATGAACCAGGAGTAACTCTCTAATGCAAGCCCTTTACCGCAACCACATGGGCGACGATCTTGAGGTCGTCCAAGATGCCCGAGTGTCCTTCGACCGAACCACAGAAGCCCTCTTTTATCAGGAACATATCATTCCCGCTGAGAAGTGCAGCGGCCACGAACACGGCGTTCTGGTCGATATTCCTGTCCTTTCCGAAGCAGATAAACGTCTGATTGGATTTCTGGCCCGAGGATGTACGTCAGGGGATTGGGCCAATGTCCTCAACGACATTACCGAGTCCGGTATACCCGCAGCAGAAGTGGAGCGATTGGCTCTGTGGATCAAGCGACTGCCTCCGCACTGGACGCCCTTCGGCCAGCAGGTGATCAAGTTGCGCATGAAGGCCCCTGTTCCGATCAGGACGCAGGCTTTCAAGTCGAAGATCGGAATGGTGGAAAACGAGGAGAGCCGGCGCTACATCGACTCCACCCCGGAGCTGTTCATCCCCGAGTTCCGTGAGCGGCCGGAAGGTTCAATCAAGCAGGGCTCAGGCGGTTTGCATCCGCACAACAAGGTCTTCCAGAAGCTCTACACCGACCGCTGCCGCGAAGCCATCGACACCTACGAGTGGATGATCCAGGAAGGGGTCGCCCCCGAACAGGCCCGCTTCGTGTTGCCCCAGGGCGTCTACGTCAACTGGGTGTGGACCGGCTCGCTCTACGCCTATGCCGAGTTCTACAACAAGCGCCAGGACAGCCATGCCCAGGGTGAGATCCAGGAGCTGGCACAGGCCGTGGCCGAGATCATCGAGCCCCTGTTCCCGGTGAGCTGGAAAGCCTTAACGCAATAACGCAACACTGCAATCCAATTTGCGATTTCACAAGCGGCAGGATTACCTTAGCCGCACCTTCCTGAGCCGGTACCCCACCGGCTCTTTTGCCCTCTACGGAGTTGAAATGATAGAGACCTCAGAACGACCCTTTACCGAAATCGCACAGTCCATGTTGAGCCAGTCCAAGTTCTTCATGGGCTATTCCCGATGGCTCGAAGACCAGGAGCGGTATGAAACCTGGCCGGAAGCCGTCAAACGTGTGATGGACATGCACCGTGAGAAGTACGCCCATGTGATGACTCCCGAGCTGGAACTGGAGATCCAGTTCGCCCAGGACGAGTACACCAAACAGACTGTCCTCGGTGCCCAACGTGCCCTGCAGTTCGGCGGGCCACAGATCTTCCAGCATGAATCCAGGCTCTACAACTGCGCCAGCACGCATGTTGACCGTCCTGACTTCTTCCAGGGAGCCATGTACCTGCTGCTCTCCGGCTGTGGTGTTGGCTTCTCGGTTCAGAAGCATCACATCGCCCAGCTCCCGGATATCCAGCCCCGTGGCACTGAGTCCCTGGTCTTCCAGGTTCCGGACAGCATCGAAGGTTGGTCGCAGAGTTTCGGTGTTCTGCTCTCCAGCTACTTCGCTGATGGAGGCACCTTCCCCGAGTACCAAGGCAAGCGCGTCGATTTCGACTTCTCGCTGATCCGTCCTCGTGGTGCCTATATCTCAGGTGGCTTCAAGGCCCCCGGCCCTGATGGTCTGCGTGAGGCGCTCTACAAGTGTGAGCAGGTCATGCAGAAGGCCGTCGCCAAGAGCAACCGCTTCCAGTCCATCGATGTGTATGACTTCGTGATGCACATGGCTGATGCCGTACTCTCTGGCGGTGTTCGTCGTAGTGCCACCATCTGCCTGTTCTCGAAGGATGACGAGGACATGCTGAAGGCCAAGACCGGTGACTGGTGGGTGACCAACCCGCAGCGCGGTCGTTCCAACAACAGCGTGGTTCTGGTACGCAACGAGCTGACCCGGGATGAGTGGGCCAAGATCATGACCTCCGTGAAGGAGTTCGGTGAGCCTGGCTTCATCCTGACCGACAGCACCGAGTTCGCCTACAACCCCTGTGTCGAGATCGGCATGTTGCCCAAGACCGCTGATGGTCGCTCTGGCTTCCAGATGTGCAACCTCTCCGAGATCAATGGAGCCAGATGCGTAGACCAGGATTCCTTCCTGCGTGCCTGTCGTGCTGGTGCCATCCTGGGAACCCTCCAGGCGGGCTACACCAACTTCTCCTTCCTTGAGGATGCTACCCAGGAGATCGTTGAGCGCGAGGCCCTGATCGGTGTCTCGGTCACTGGCTGGATGAACCGCCCTGATGTGCTGTTCAACAAGCAGAACATGATCGACGGTGCCGAGCTGGTGAAAGCCACCAACATGCGTCTGGCCAAGATGCTGGGTATCAACCCCGCAGCCCGAACCACCTGTGTGAAGCCTTCCGGTAATGCCTCAGTCCTGCTGGGTACAGCCTCTGGCATCCATGGTGAACACGCACCGCAGTACTTCCGTCACGTCCAGATGAAGGACAACGAAGCCGTCTGTGAGCTGCTCCAGGAGGTCAACCCAGTCATGGTCGAGCAGATGCTTGGAGGCAAGCCCATCGACCGTACAGTGGCCTTCCCGGTCAAGCCGCCCGAAGGTTCGATCTACAAATCCGACCTGCTTGGTGTGAAGCAGTTGGATTACGTCAAGCTGGCTCAGCAGTACTGGGTCGAGTACGGCACGAACCAGGAGTTCTGCACTGACATTCGTCTGCGACACAACGTCTCCAATACCATCACCGTGGATGACTGGGACGAGGTGGAGCAGTACATCTTCGACAACCGGGACTACTTCGCTGGCATTAGCCTGCTGAGCGCCTTCGGTGACAAGGCCTACGTCCAGGCACCCTTCATGGAAGTACCTACCATGGACACCATCACCGATACCTACGGTGATGCTGCCCTGCTGGCTTCCGGTCTGATCGTGGATGGCCTCTACGCCTTCGACGACAACCTGTGGCTGGCCTGTGACACCGCCAATGGTTGGGGGCTCAAGCTTCACGCCTCACACCGCCAGGATCTGATGAAGCGAGACTGGGTACGTCGGGCACAAAACTTTGCCTCCAACTATTTCGATGGTGACATGATGAAGATGACCAACTGCTTGAAGGACGTCTTCAACTTCCACAAGTGGAAAACCATCGAACGACAGATTACCGATATCGACTTCGCAATGGAGCTTGGTGAGCAGGAGTACACCGACGTCAGCACTATGGGCGCTCAGGCGTGCTCAGGTGGTGCTTGCGAAGTGGCTTGGTAACGAGGAGGTTATTGCAACAATGCAACAGTGCAAGAGTATCGGGTGCGACAACGAGACCTACGGTGTGTTCTGTCCGCAGTGCTACAGCAAGCACAGTAAACACAGTCGACAAGAGGGGCGCTCCGCGCCCTTGGTGAAAAAGGTGGAAGCACCTGACCTGTTACAGGCGGCCGCAGGCCACATGTCAGATCGAGCCCAGACCTACGACGCTCCCGAGGGGGAGCGTTCCATGGGCAAGACGGTTGCTGCCTTCAATGCCATCACCGGCCACAGTCTCACCGAGACCGAAGGTTGGATGTTCATGGTGTTCCTCAAGAT